TTCTGGTTTATGCCAAGCCGGTCGCGCTCTTCCCGGAGCCGCTCGCCCAAAGTTTTTTCCAAGGAATCTCCAGACACACAAATATTTGGCATGCGCCGCTTTACACACACAAATTCTTGGGCATAATGATGGCACACACAACACGATTGAACACACATGAACACTATGCCCGTCCTCCTGACAACCGAGCAAGCCCGCGCAGAACTTGACCGAAATGGGGTAACGATCGCCGAGTTCTGCCGGAAACATGCTCTGAACAAAAATTTGGTCAGCGATCTATTGAACGGTCGGAAGAAAGGCGTTCGAGGCGAGGCACGACGAGCAGCTGTGCTCCTGCGTATCAAAGACGGCGTGATATCAAACTAATTGCAGTTCTGCCGGTGAGAAACCAGAAGATGAAACGCACCGTTCTAGAAACCCGCCGCCAAGTGGTCAGCGCAGTGATCTGTGCTTACCCGGGCGGGCGTGACTGCGCAGCACCGCGACTCGGCATGTCGGTCAAGAAGTTTGATAACCACGCTTATGAAAACGCCGGCAGTCGCCCGTTGACGGATGAGCAGATCTGCCTTCTGGAATCACAGACAGGGACCACCCACCTGCCGGACTTCGTCTGCGGCCTGTACGGCGGGGTTTTCGTCCCTGTTGCCGAGGCAGGTCAGCTGGACAACCTCGATCTGTATGCACGCTCGATCAATACCTCCATCAAGCGCGGTTTGGTCGACGCCATCATTGCCAAGGCCCTCGAAGATGGGGTCATCAACGATAGCGAAGTGCAAGACATCCTCACCGCGCACCGCGCCCACGTCGCGGCCAGCCATGAAGAGATCACCGCCGTGATCGTTTTGCACCGGGAACGCCCGGGCACGTAGGAACCGAAGTAGGCGCAGGAAGCGCCGCCAATTCTCGGCATCAGCCGAAGGCCGCAACTAGCGGCGGGGAGAACAAGTGAGCACCTACAAATTGGTATGTCCGCACTGCCAGGGGCGAATGCGCATCCGAACCAGTGAGGGCACGCATATCTTTTTGCGTATCGCCTACCTGCAATGCACCAACGAAGCGTGTGGCTGGTCCGTTCGCGCCGAGTTCGAGATGACTCACGAAATGAGCCCGTCCGGCATGCCAAACCCATCAGTTCGCCTGCCGGTGGCACCGGTTGCGATTCGCCGGCACGCGATGAAAAAGGATGGCGAACAACAGATGGATCTACTGGGATTGGAGACGGCCTGATGAAAATCGTACTGAAAGCGCAGAACCCGGAACTGGAGTATCGCTCGACGATGCAGAGCGCTGCCCTGTGCTTCATGCAGCGTCACCAGGGTGAACACCTGGACAACGACCAGCAGCTCTTCGTCCGGGCTGTGACCTATCTGCAGACCTCTCTCGAAGTGCCCCTTTATCTCGCAGAGACGCTCGCGGCCCTTGCCTACAGCGAGCTGCGTTCTGCTGGAGATCAGCGCCGGCTGGACCTTGCCAACAGCAGCGAATCCGTGGCGGTGCTCACTGACCCCACCAGCGGCAATGCCTACGCCATCCCCGTCGCCCATATCTTCGAGCAATTGATCGACTTGCCCGGGCAGCGACAGACACCCCCGACCATCTGAACAAATAGCACGACCCAGAGCGTGTGGGTTTGGGCGAATTGCGCCCGAAATCAGGGATACAGCCATGAGCACAGCACTTTCAATCCGAATGGACCTGAGCAAGAGCCTTGCAGAAGCCTTGCAGTACGAGCTGCGCGAGCGGCTACGCATTGGGATTCAAGAGCACTGGTATTCGGATGAGTTCCGGCGCGTCCCTGACGGTCTGCGCTCCGGCGCGATCCTTTCCGCTTACCCGGCCCTGGCAGCACAAAAAACCACTCTCGGCGCCTTACAGGCCGCCATAAGTAAGCAGGCTTGACGATGGAAGACGTAATCCGGGATGACGTATTGACCCGACTCGAAAATGACTACGGGCTGAAGCATCGTGCCGGTACTGATTTCATGCGCGGCGGTGTATGCCCGGCATGCGGCAAAAAAGAGCTCTACTCCAGCTTCGTGAACCCGTGGTTCATCAAGTGCGGCCGGGAAAGCAAGTGCGGTCAGCAGTGGCACGTTAAAGAGCTGTACGACGACATTTTCGACGACTGGAGCAAACGGGCGCCGGCAACTGATGATCAGCCCACTGCCACGGCTCGCGCCTACCTGGAGTTCGCTCGCGGGTTCAAGATGGACCTGGTCGCAGGCCTGTTCACTCAGGAGAGCTACTTTGATCGGGATTTGGAGATCGGATCGGCAACCGTACGCTTCCCTCTGGAGCGCGGCGGTTATTGGGAGCGCCTGATCGACCGACCTCACCGGTTCGGAAAGAAGAAGGCTCGGTTCAAGCCAAAGGAATCGTACAAGGGCTATTGGTGGTGTTCACCGCACGTCGACCTCTCCAACACCCGCGAGCTCTGGATTGTCGAGGGGATCTTTGACGCCATTGCCCTGCAGCACAACGATATCGACGCTGTCGCCGCGATGTCGTCCAACGCCTTCCCGGAGGCTTCGCTCAAGGCGCTGATCACGCTACGGGCTGGCAGTCTCCCAAGGCTTGTGTGGGCGCTGGACAATGAACCAGGCGCACACAAGTACACGCGCAAATGGGTGGCAATGGCCCGTGCGATGGGGTTTGAGTGTACTGCCGCGCAGATCCCGCAGCGTGATGCGCGAAAGGTGGACTGGAACGATCTGCATCAGCGCTGGGCGTTTATCGACGACGAAGCCGACCGGCAGAAGCGGTTGGACGGCGACCTCGCCGAAGCACGCCACCACGGCGCCCTGCTCATCGCGGAGAGTGCCTCGGAAAAAGCGCTGCTGATGTACGACTGGCGCGAGCGAGAGGAATTTCACTTTGGCTTCGAATCCCGTCTGTACTGGTGGAAGCTGGACATCAGCAAGTTCAACAGCGCCATGCAAGCGCTGGAGACGAGCGAAAACCACGAAGAGCAGCAGCTGAACAACAAGGCAATGCGAGAGAAGGCACTGCGCATGTCCGGCTGCGTGGTCGAGATCGCAAACTGCTACCCGCAGGCCCTGTATTTCCAACGCAACGAGATCACCGACGAGTCCTGGTACTTCTTCCGAGTCGACTTCCCCCACGACGGCGTGTCGGTAAAGAACACGTTCACCGGCGGCCAGGTCGCGGCCGCGAGCGAATTCAAGAAGCGCCTTCTGGGCATGGCTGCAGGTGCCGTGTTCACTGGCAGCGGTCAGCAGCTCGACAAGATCATGAAGGACCAGCTATTTGCGATCAAAACGGTCCAGACGATCGACTTCGTTGGCTACAGCAAAGAGTACGCCTGCTATGTCTACGGAGACATGGCAATCAAGGACGGTCAGGTCGTGGCCGTCAACGACGAGGAGTTCTTCGAGTTCGGAAAACTGCGACTCAAGACTTTGCAAAAGGCGGTGCCGGTCCGGATCCAGCGCGACCCAAAGGAATACAGCGATGAATGGGCAAAGCTGCTTTGGACGTGCTTCGGCGCTCAGGGCGTGGTCGCGCTGACGTTCTGGTTCGGATCACTGTTCGCCGAGCAGATCCGGGCTCGTTACCAGTCGTTCCCCTTCCTGGAAGCAACGGGCGAAGCCGGCGCCGGTAAAACCACGCTGCTCAACCTACTGTGGAAATTGCTTGGCCGGTCTGGCTATGAGGGTTTCGACCCCTCCAAATCGACCAAGGCCGGCCGGAGCCGGTTGATGGGTCAAGTTTCCGGGATGCCGGTGGTACTACTGGAATCTGACCGAAGCGGCGACGACAAATCACACGCCAAGAACTTCGAATGGGACGAGCTGAAGGATTACTTCGGCGGCGGCACATTGGCGACCAAAGGCGTCAAGACGGCCGGTAACGAAACCTACGAGCCGCCGTTCCGGGGCACGATCGCGATCAGCCAGAACGCTCCGGTTGTAGCGTCCGAAGCCATCATGACGCGGATCGTTAAGCTTCATTTCGTCCGCCCGGCTGTCACTCCGGCAAGCCGCGAGGCTGCTGACAAGCTCACAGCGCTGGACGGCAACAAGCTCAGCCACTTCCTGCTGCAGGCGGTCAAGCGTGAAGCCGATGTCATGTCCACCCTTGCGGACAAGATCCCGGCTCACGAAGCCCGTCTGCGCCGGCTGCATACCCATTGCGTCAGCTGCGATACGGCGTACCCGCCTGATAGCGAAAAGTCTGCGTGCCAGAAGTGCGGCAACCAGTTGCGCGGATACATTCGGGTCGAGCGGATCGTAAAGAACCACGCGCAGCTTCTCGGCCTGGTTGACTGCATTCGATCGCTGGTCCCACTGACTGACGCACAAATCACCGCGACACAACGCTGCATCGTCGGCATGGCGATCGAGCGCCAGAGCTCAATCAGCGCAGACCACCCGGTAGTGGCCGAATTCTGGGAGGTTTACGACTACCTGCAGAGCCTGGATGCAGAAGGGCCAGTGGTAAACCACAGCAAAAAAGACAACGTCATTGCCATCAACCTCAACGAGTTCGTCGAGCGCGCAGCCGAGCATCGCCAGAAGCTGGCCGACGTCAGCGAGCTGCGCGATCGCCTCAAGGAATCCCGCCGGCACAAATTTCTGGAATCGAATAAGTCGGTGGACAGCAAAGTCCGGGCTCACCACGCCATGCGACATAACAACACGATCACCAAATCACCGATCGTCAAGTGCTGGATTTTTCAGGCGTAGGGCTGCAACCCACGTCGAACAGCCCTGAAAGGAGAGAACCATGCAGATTCAAGTCGTCGCCGGCACGGCGCACGCGCAACAAAGCCGCGTTACCGAGCTGCTCGACGAATTGGGCAATGACCAGCGCAAAACGGTCCAGGCGGAAGCATATGGGCCCAACGGACTCGTCGACATTCTGGAGGTGCGTGGCGCCGATGGTCAGCGAGAGATCCTGGTGCTCA